CCGGACGTCTGGCGAAAAGCGCAGCGGGTTTTATCGCATCCTTCGCGGTTGTCGAAGCAGCGCATCAGGCAATAAGTGACGGAGCGCCGAGAGTTGTCGGCCGTGTCGTCGAAAAGGAATGGGTAACGGGACCGAACGCACGCGAGAGTCACCAACTTATGAACGGCGAACGCGTTCCGATTGATGCCGATTTTTCAAACGGCCAGCATTGGCCCGGCGAAGACGTAGGCGACCCAAACGAAAGTTGTGGGTGTAATTGCACCACCGAAGTAGTAATCACGGGAGGCTAACATGGAGAACAAACAGCATTTATTTAAGTCCTTCGAAATGAAGGCGGACGAAGTCGGAGGAATCTCCGGCTTTTTTAGTACATACGACAAAACGCCCGACTCATATGGCGACATTATTGAGCCCGGTGCGTTCACAAAGACGATCGAGAAGCGCAAAGAGTCAGGGCATCCGTTCCCGCTTTGCTGGAATCACGACTTTAGTGCCGTGATCGGTGCCGTTGACAACGTTGAGGACACCGAAAAGGGTCCCTATATCGAGGCGCGTTTTCTTGATACTCAGCTCGCTCAGGACGTTCGCAAAGCAGTCCAGAGCGGCGCGATCTATCAGTTTAGTTTTGCCTATGACGTTTTAGGCGCCAGAAAGCCGACACCCGAGGAGGAAAAGGCTGGCGTCACTCAGGTCCTCACCGAGGTCGAAGTCTACGAGGTCAGCGTGGTAACAGTTCCCGCAAACCAGAACGCAGTCGTCACCGAGGTAAAGGCTGGAAGACGTAACCGCAAGGCTGACGAGGAGATCATCCGTAACTGTATCGAATCGCTCAAGTCATTACTCGACGAAGGCGAAGCAGATAACACCGAGAACGAACCCGCAAAGGACGCGGAGCCAACACCTGAGACCAACGGGGCACCGGAGGAGTCGAAAGTTGCTGAGAACGCGAAGAAGGCGGCGGAGTATCTCAAAAAAATTAACGAAATTAAAGGGGGTTCCGACACATGACACTCAAGGAACAGCTCACAGAAAAGAAGCAGGCACTCGTCGCACTCGAGCCCGAGCTCACCGCTGAAAAGGTAAGCGACGAAGCACTCGAAAAGAGTGGCGTACTTGCTCAGGAAATCGCAGACCTCGAGGCACAGATCGAGAAGGCTGAGAAGGCTGCGGAGATCCTTAAGACCATCGGCACAGCCGAAAACTCAACAAAATCATCGGAGGACAACACAATGACAGACATGCAGGAATTTGCACAGAAGTGCGCACAGATGACAGACAAGAAGACAGGCGCAACAATGCACCTCAAGGCCGCTACTGACGTAGTTACAAGCGTTCAGATCGCAGACGTTGACCGCTCTATCGCACCGCAGCCCAGACGTAACGCTGCAGCCGATTTGTTCCAGGTCTCAACAATCAGCGGCAACGCTATCACATACTTCCTTCAGGGCGCTTATGAGGGCACTCCCGCAGCTACAAACGAGAGCGCTAAGAAGCCTCAGAACTCCACAAGTTTCGAAGCTAAGACACTCGCACTCACAAAGGTAGCAGCATACATCAAGGAAACAGACGAGATCCTTTACGACGAGCCGTTCCTCGCTTCCGAGGTTCAGAACTCACTCGTATATCAGATCGGCAAGGTTGAGGATGCTACAGTTGTCGGCGCGGTTGCTGGCACTTCAGGCATCGGCGCAGAGACATATGACGGCTCTACAGTTACATTCGCCGACGGTATTCTCAAGGCTATCAAGAAGGTAAAGGGTGATAGTGCCTTCGACGCTTCAGTCGTAATTCTTAACCCTGCAGACGTTTTCACACTTCTCACAGCTAAGGACTCCAATCAGCAGTATTACGGCGGCGGTTATTTCTCCGGCGCATATGGCAACGGTGCCCTTAACATCCCCGCAAATATCTGGGGCGTTCAGATCTTCGAATCTTCCGCAGTTTCCAGCGGTGACGCACTTGTTTGCGCTCGTGAGGCTGTCAAGGTTTGGAAGAAGGGCGGCATCGACGTCAGAATCTTCGAGCAGAACGAGGACGATGCTATCTACAACCGCGTCACACTCGTAGGCGAGGAGAGACTCGCTTGCGCAGTTGTTGACCTCAAGGGCGTCGTACTTCTCACACCTGAGGAATCTTAATAATGACGAACGAAGGGCGCTGAGTAACATCGGCGCCCTCGCGTTCAATTCTACGAAGGGAGGCATGCACCCGTGAAAATTTACGAAATTAACGGCCGCAAGGTCTGGCTTGATCCTGCAAAGGCTCCCGCCGATGCGGTTCCGTTCGGTAAGAAGCCAGAGGCTAAACCCGAACCCGAGCCCGTCAAGGAAGCGCCTGAGGTAAAGGCTAAGCCCGCAACCGCTAACAAGGCAAAGAAGACACCCGCGAACAAAGCGAGGAAGGTAGGCGGAAACAAATGAGCGAATTCGAACACGGCAAACTAAGCCCGTGGGGCTATATTTACGACGCTGAAGAACTTCCCGGACTTATGACCCCGACGGAGTTCTCAAACTTCACAAACGGCAAATTTGGAACGAATGACACAAGAATCGCCGCGTGCATCCCGAGCGTGTCGAGCTCTATCCGTAATTATTGCGGTTGGCATATCAGTCCAAACCTTGTTTGTGGGATGCTCTACAACGTTCGCGACCTTAGGGACGCGTTTGTCGGTGGCGACTTGCTCGTGCAACTTCCCGCCACATTCGTCACGGAAGTCAGCAAGGTCGTACTTGGCGCAGTCTGGGACGGCGAAGCGGACGACTGGCGCGGTGAGGTCATAGACGACCCCGAGCGCATAGACTTCGGAATGGGTGACGGACTTCTCAGAGTTTACGACGTGGGCCAGCTTGATAGAAAATCGAAAATTTTTATCAAGTACAGCGCAGGACTCGACTACTGTGACATTCCTTTAATCAAGGAACTCGTTGCGAATCGAGTAACCCGCGCAATAACGGACACCTATGGAGTCAACTCGGAAACAGCCGGAGGCGTTTCAATCTCATATAACTCGGGATGGAGCGGCAAAGGTTCCGCAGCGTTGACCGACGACACTCGCGAGATCCTCGAAGCATACAGGTGTAAGGGGGTGTTTTAAATGCTCCCATCTTTTTGCACTCAGGAAGTAACAAGAATAAGACCGGGCACGAAGGAACTCAGAGGCTCCACCGTTCCCGACTGGAGTGCGGACGCCGTTAGCGAGCTCACAATCAAGGGCTGCAGCGTTCAACCTGGGGCGACTACATTGTCACAGGACGGGCGCGTGCTCGGGATCAGCGAACAGTTCACGGCATACCTTCCCGAAGGTTCCGACGTTCAGGCTGGCGACCGCATAAGGTTCGACGGCGAAGTCTACACGATAGACGGCGAGCCTAAGAAGTGGACGGCGGCGCGGTCATTGTCAAACATACAGCTCACGCTCAAACGCTGGGAGGGCTAAAAAATGGCTGACGTTCGCATCGTTTTCAAGTCGGAGGGGTTCCGTCAGATCCTTTTATCTGACGGGTGCCGCGACCTCGTACAGTCCACCACGGAAGAAATCAAAAACAAGGCGGACGCGAATAACACGCGAGGCGGCGACGGCTTCGAAGCCTCCACAATGGTCGGAGGTTACGGCGGTGGTCGTTGGATCGGGTTCGTGTCTACCACCGACAACGCGAGCAAGATCGCGGAATCTGAAGACAAAGCACTCACGAGGGCGATCACATGAACATTTTAAGACCTTGCGACATTGAGAACGAGATCAGGCTGGCACTTGCGGAAGTCTTCACGGTTTACGTGAGACCACTCCCGGCAAACTTCTCACTCCCGTCGCTTTTAATCACGGCAACGGGCGGAAGGACCTCGAACACTATCGACACCTTCACGGTAACGATAGACGCGAGAGCTGAGACGGATGCCGAAGCCTATGAACTTTTAAGTAACGCCTTGGGCGCGCTGGAAGTCAAGGCGCAGGAACAAGCCGGAGCGCTTCGGAATGTCGTTATAAACAGCCTGGCACGCTGGGGAGCTGACCCCGTGCGCCCGGACTTAAAACTATGCTCCGCCACCGTTCTCGTAACGGCACCAAACAACGTTAATTTGGGCATCGGCCTCGTTACGGGTATGTTCTACACCGCACCCGTAAACACAGCGCTCCCCGCATATCCCGGAGACTCTACGGGCCTCGCATCATGGACCGAAGCAGGCGCTATCACAGCCGACGGAATCACATGGAGCACAGGCAAGGACTCCGACCCGCTCCGTAACTGGGCGAAGGTAGTCGAGCGCCTCGTGGCATCCGACGAAGGCGGCACCGTTCAGGCTGGACTCATGTATACAACACAGAAGACACTCGAGACAGTTTTCGGCGCTGACAATGTCACCGTAGTAGCTGCAGACAGCAATCACGGCGAACTCATTAGCGTAACAGTTGCGCCCGGTGTA